GTAGTGGATGGGCCTGGTGCTGCTGAAACCGAGTTAACAATGGACAGACTGGATGCTATGATTGATATGGTAGAGAATGGGCTACCAACTGTGCTGCTTATGAATAAGACTATGCGCAGGAAGTTGACTTCTTTATGCCGTTCGTCTGGCTCTAGTGGGATAATGACCAGTAGTATTGGCGACTTTGGGAGACAGGTATTCAGGTATAACACCATTCCCATTGTTATTAACGATTACATCACTAATTCCGAGCAGTATAACGACAGCGCTACTTGGCCGTCAAGCACCGCAACGACAATCTTCGCAGTCAAGTTTGGGAGGGAAAATCAGGGTTATACTCTCATTCATAATGGGGGGATATTAACACCTGACATTCAGCGACTGGGTATCAAGGAAAACAAGAACGAGAACCTATACCGTATGGTAGTCTATATCCAGGCAGTAGTCTACTCTGCAAAGATGATAGCTGCTCTTGGGGGGATAGACTCGGCAGCCTAGTATTCGGTAGTTCACCAAAGAATAAAAAGGAGAAAAAAGAAAATGGCAGACCCGTATGTAAGGCAAGCAAGGGGAGTTTTTACTGGAACAATAGGGTCAACGGCTACACCGGCTGGTTCACCTGTCTACTTTGATGGGACGGACTGGGAATTAGCGGATGCCGATGACAACACCAAGTATGCTGAGGCAATAACAGTTAATAGCTACAAGGCAGGCGAGGTTGGCGCACTTTGCCGAAGTTGCATCATCGTAGATACCGATGCACCGTACACTCAGGGAGACCAGTATTTCTTGAGTGCGACAGCAGGTTCAATCACTGCTACCCGACCGACTGGAGCAAATAACCTAGTTCAGGTTTTGGGCTTCGGTCTGTCTACCAGTTCGCTCTACGTGGACATTCCACCTGTTAAGGAAATGATAGTCAACCTAAACCTTAATAGTGATGGTACGGCAGCCCATTCCCAGTATGGAGACTTTACTGGCGTGCTGCTTGGCGCTGCTTCCGAAGCAGCGGGTGGCAGTATTGAAGTACCCGCAAACTGTGTAGGACTGGAGATAGCTCATCTCTGGTGGTGTGGTGTAGGAACTGCGCTGGACACTAGCGACACCTATACTATTGATGTGAGTGCTGGTGTAGACGATGAAACTACCTCTGCGACCACTGATGGTATCGCTGCTGCTGCTCTGACGTGCGCTGCTTCCGACATCAACAAGGCAGATGTTAGCGCAGCCTTTGATGCTACTGGCATTGTGGAAGCAGGGAACATAATGTCCATAGACATTGACAAGGCTGCGGAAGGCTCAGGGGGAGATGACCCGCTTATGCTCTGTATAACCTTTGTTTTCAAGGTGGTGTAAATGGGCAAGTTTGACCAAGTTCAATTAAGAACTCTGGTCGGTGGAGAGCCAGTGGGCTTTACGGAGTCCACTGGTACACTCCACTTGGCAGGAGAAGATTTCTCTCTGGAGAAGTGGCAGGAGCTAGAGCGGAGAATAAATCTGTTCTTTCATAGGGCAGGGTTACTGGAAAAGGGAAAGAGACAAGGAGACCCCGCATCAGGAAGTTCCAGCTTCTTGACCGCTAACTTAAAGGAGATATTAGCAAGGGAGACAGGGATAATTAAAGACCCGCCTATCTTGTTACGAGGTTTGTATAGCGGAGTCATCACGAAGGAGAGGCTATGGCAATAACATTCAGCTACGAACTCTGGGATAATAAGACTGATATGCTACTGGAAAGGGCAGGCAATTAACTGGGTTATACCGCTATTCTAACTAGCCTAAACGTAGGTGATATGCAGACCGTGCGTAGCCGACAGCGTGATACTCTCATAAGAGAAACAGAGGATGGTGTTATCGGTCTGATTGCTGGTGGGTTGGAATGGTTGAGACAAAGAGGGTTGAGTGCTTCAGAGGTTGAGAATAAGGTTAAAGTCTATAAACAGAACAACCTTGACAGGCACTTGGTACTAAAAGGAGCGCAGAGAGAAATCAGGGAAATCGCTAACCCTAAGTCGCTCAAACTAGCAGATACGATAGTTATCGGGTAAGGAATGAAGAAGAAAAGGGTTGAGGTTAAGCCTGAAGCGCTATCGCTTGAGTTGCAGGCTGTGGTAGACGCAGTGGATAAAACGCCACAGGAGAGAGCTAAGGCAATCAGGCAGATTTATGGGGCTTTGGGTTATCCAGACAAGAAACACAGGGGGACAGTAAGGGATTTTATGAAAGAGCATAACATCCCAATCGTTTAGGAGGGAATATGGCAGACACAAAGTTAAGGACAGTCGCACCTATTATAGCGATGGAGCAACAGACTTCAGTCTATGCCGCATCAGCTACACTGGCAACCAATTTCACACTACCAGCGAATGTAGGTGATGTATGGTGCTATCCGAGTGCAGCGTGTTACTGGAATCCGATAGG